GGCCCACGACGGACTCGAGAGCGCGTTGGACGCAGTGGGCGCACCACGCTGGCTTCGGGCGATCAGCCACCACATCACGTCCTCCATTCGGGTCCAGTACGAAGTACCAGTCCCGGGCGGAGAGCTCGACGAGGTGGTGCTCGCCGAAGCGCCGGTCACCTGCGGAGCGCTTATGGGGTTGGGTCCAGGATGGACCACCCTATCATTGCTCAACAGGTTTGCGGCAATCAGCGCGGGCGCTCAACGCGCGTCGTTCGCTGTCTGCGGAGACGATCTCGTCGCCATCTGGCCGCGCACTGTGTGCGACCGCTACGAGGCAAACCTCGAGGCACTCGGCCTTGTGGTCAATCGCGCCAAAAGCTTCCGCGGGGAAGGAGCCGTGTTCTGCGAACAGTTCGGGCTCCGATCCCCCACGAGAGACGGTTGGCGTCTTCGACTACGAGAACGTGTGTGCCTCTCGGAGGCCTCAGCGGTCACCACGCGCGTGGCTGGCGTCAGCGTCGAACGAGGACTCGCCTGTGTCGACCGGCTTCGCGAAGTCGCAGACGGAGCGCGTCGGGCGTCCCGCCCGGTCCGTGCCCTCGCCCGCCTTACCGCCAAACGACTCGCCTTCCACTCAAGGAAGCTCGTCGCCGGCAGTTTGGCAGAGGGGGGTTCGGGCCAGGGGGCCGCCACGGCGCAAACCGTCCGCATCTTCGCGATGGCCGGAGCTGCACCAACGGAACCGCGCGCCATCGGAGACCGAGCACGTCGCATCGCCGAGAACACCAAGGTGTTCCTCGACCTTGCGGGTGTCCGGGGTCCGGGGCGCGCGACCGAAGGGCCGACAGTCAGCGAGGCTCGTGCAGCAATCGCGCAGCGAGTGGTCCAGGCAGAGGATCTCAGCCATACATTCGACACCGTGGTATCGATGGCAAAGACCCGGCCCCAGATGGACCTCGAGCGACAGAGAGCGAACAACCGCCTTCGAGCCGAGCACGTCTCGCGTGCTCGCAGGGCAGCAGGTGTCACCGGAAAGCAGGCCATGGACAGTGTCCAGGCACGCTCCCGCTTCACCGCTGCTGCTCGTCGGAAGGCATCGCATCTCTACTCGCTCAAGCGCTACGCTGCTGCCATCGCGGCACTGCGACGAGGCGAGAGGACCGTCGCAACTCAAGCACCAGGGGAGTGTCTCACTCCCTTCCTACCGGAGAGCAATCTCGTCGTCCCAAGACGACTGGGGCTCTCCAACCCTATGGGTGCCCCCCGCCGTTAGGCGGG